TTCAGAAGTAAAAATTTTATAAACAGCATTTGTTTCTGGCAATTCATTTTTAATAAATTTTAACGCCGTTTTAGTTTTATAACCACCTGCTGGCCCTGGTACACAATCGCTCTTGCAACCTCCAAGCTTTTTTACCAACACCCAATCTGAGGGGTTTATCCCATATTCATCAATAAATTTTTTCCTGGTATAAAATTTGTCTGTTTTTGAATTATAAATACTTACCTTGTCAGACAAAAGTTGGTAAAGATCTTCATCAGAACTTATAATTACAAAATCTTGACCAGGATTTTCAAAAATAATAGAAGCAATAATATCATCACTTTCATGACCGGTTTGTATGAAGTTATTTTTAATTCCCAGGTTAGGCAATACTTGCATTCTAAATTCACTTAGTTGAGCAAATGAATTCTTGAATGCAAGTATTTCTTCTGGCGTCCGATCTTGCTTGTTTCTTTTTTCTTTATATTCTGGAAATATCTTCTTTCTTTTATTCTTCTTTGAATCAAAACAAAAAATAAATTTATTAGAATCGAGTTTTTTAGCGTGTTGGATTATTTTAGATATCATTCCAAATATAATCCCAGTCTGTTGATCTTCATAAGATAAAGACGGCATTTTAAACAATAGCTGATAAAACCAATAGCTTGAATCAACGATAATAATTGGTTTGTCCATTTTATTCAAACTCTTTCCTTTGTCTTCTTTCCCTTGTCTTCCTTTCTGTCTTAAACGAATCTTGAATTTCATGCCATTTATCAACAACCATCTGTTTAATTTGTTTTTCATACCCTTTACTTTCAACGTATTCAATCGCCTTGTCAATAGTCCCAAAAGTGTTATCGATACAAGGATATTGGACAGATTTTTTCTTCCCAGTTGTCGCATCTATTTCTGGTTCGATAAAATCTTTTAGAAATTGCAAATTTTCTCTTAAATCATCCATCCCATAGTTAAAAATTAATGAATACGGGGCTTCTCCATAAGGATCTCCAATACTGCTTTTCTTAATTTGAGCCTTTGACCTAATTCCTTTCCTTTTTTCTAAAGTTTTGCCATTAATTGTTTTTGTGGAAGTTATATATTTATTGGTCATTTGAGGAGAAACACGAATCCTTAAAGAACTATAGTAAGGAACAGCTTTTCCCCCAGGGGTAGTCACTCCTGTTGGCGATTCTCTTTCTTGATTTGTAAGAACGACAAGCCAATTTTTATTCGCAATTTTTCTACATGTTTTGCGCATCCATTCGCTAAATTCTTTTGCTCTCCGCATTCCCATTTTATCTTCATCTTCCATTTCCATAGAAGTTGACAAAGCAGCTAATGAATCACCCGCAAATACACAAATAGCGTTGGGGTTTTCTGGCTTTGGCTCCCAATTCCAAATTTTCTCAAACATTTCTGGTACTGTATCTGGTCTACTATACCTTGTCTTATCGATAGACAGCCCATAAATCCTTGCATACTCTTTGTCTAGTCTTGCTTCTGGGTCTGCCACAAAAAAGTCTCCCCCATTTGCTTTAGCACTTGCGCAAATTTCTGCCAAAATACTTGTTTTCCCCGCTCCACTCGGTCCAAATATCTCTACAATAATCCCTCCTGGCAAACCTCCATTTTTAGTCCTATTTCCGGAAATCTCCAAATCAAGTAAAGTAGAACCGGTTGATATTGTCCCTCTATCGAATAATCCAATTCCTTCATTTACGGGAGAGTCAATACTTTCTTTAATTTGTTCGGCTATGTCTTCTGTTTTCTTAGGTTTTGCCATTTATTTATAAACCTTTGTGTATGTCCCATTTACTTTAGAATTCCAGAAAATACGGCCTTCTAGTTTGATGTCGATGAGCCTATTTTCTTCTTTCATATTGGCTTTATATTGTTCGTATGTTTCGCCATCTTTTCTTTTTCTATTCATTGTTTTCTCCTTCTTGCATAACTTCTTCTAGTAACAGACCCAATTTTTTGTGCTCTTCTTCTAATTTCTTTAACTTTCTCTTTGCCAGACTTTTAGCAATTTTAAGCATTTCTTTAAAACTGATGTCCTTTTCTTCAATTGTATTATCGTCTTCAATAAGTACGTCCCAAGCAGATAGACAAACAGTATCACAATCTGATTTTGCTTGTTCAAGAATTCTTAAACTATCAACCATGATCTTTAAACAATTTTTCAACGTCATTTTATCTTCCATGACTATTCCTTTAATTTATTTAGATTCTAAAACATATCCGTTATGGCTAACAACTTCCATTCCCATTTCATCAAGAATCATACCAACAACATCGTTAACTGGCAATCGCTCCCCACCATAATAAAAAATATTACCATCAACTTGTTTAAGGTCTCCATATTGGCTATAAGTTGAGTTATGATCCACTTCACTTAATTTATTTTTCATCTCCATTATTGTTTCATTTAAATCTTCAACCTCATGATTGAAAGAAGTAAATTCTATTATCATAGTGGCAACAGCCAAACTCGAAATAAACAAAGAAACAATAGCCATAATCCTTGAATCATCTTTTCCCATGTTTTCTTTCCATTAGTTTATTTTTGACTATTCCCATTAGTTCTTTAACCGATAACTCTTCCGATAATTTTTCAAACCAACCTTTTGCTGTATTAGATGGAACAATATTAACTTTATCACAAGCGAACCTAAAGTTTACTTCTTGTTCAATTAACCCAGGCATAAAATTTTTATACATGCCCCAAGACGCGGTGACATCATGACAGTCGTGAGCCATAGTTATCTGGCAATCTTTCAAGAATGGTTTTTCCAGTTCAATAAAAGATTCTTCATCATACATATATGGCAAAATTATTCTATTTTTATCACCAATTATAATCATTAGATTTCTCTATCAAGCATCGTCTCTAGTTGTTCTTTCATCTCAGCCAATACATTTTCAGTAACTTCAATCTCAACAAGCTTTTCTCTAATTTCTTCTTTGGCAATGTCTTTCTTTTCTTCCATCATTTCAGCTTTTACTTCTTCTACAAGATCTTGGTATTTCATAATTTTATTCCTTTTCTAAATACGGTTAATCAACTCAAACATTATTTTAAAACTTTTTTCACTATCTTTAGTTCGTTCAAAATATCCAGAAGCGTCAGTAAGACTGCTCCATAATTTATGAAATAGACACAAATAGTGATAGTGTCTAGGATTAGAGCCTAAAATATCTATTGATTGACTTTTCTGCCAAAACCAAATTCTTTTACCACAATAATTACATTTCATAATTTTTCTCCTTTTCTAAATAAAATCGGTAATTGGTAAATGATATTCCTTAACTTCAAACCCATCAACATCTAAATTAGCAAATTTTAACATTTTTACAGCTTCTTCTTCTGAATAATATAAAAACGCTTTTCTAATATCTGTAGTGAATTCTATATCTCCCATATAATTACCCTTATAATTTATATTTTTGACACAAATCACTCTTCTATTATTTATAGTTATTTCAATAGCATAACCAATAACAAAAGTATTTTGTAAATTTAGTTCTTCCATTTTTATTCCTTTTATAAAATTAAAAAATGGTCTTAGTAGGATTTGAACCTACATGAGAGGATTCAAGTTCATTCACCGTTGTCGGCCCTCCCTCACTTTTCGCAGGATATGTTGTCAGCCATATCCTGATCACCAGCTATCTGGTAGCGTCTACCTATTCCGCCATAAGACCAATTAAAAATAAGCCACCCCGGAGTCGAACCAGGTAAATCGCCGCTAACCCCATCTTGCTTTACCCTTTCTGCGAGGCGATTACAGTGCAAGACCATGGCTTATTAAATTCTAATCCCTAACAATTAAAACGGAATGTCATCGTCATCCACATTCTGTTTGAGTTTTCGCCTTGGTACGGGTTTCTTTTCATTTTTCTTCTGTTCAGCAATAGCATTTGCTTCTTTTTTAGCCAAACAATCATCATTCACAACACAATTATCACATTCTGTGTATTCATCGTAATCTACGCCAAAATTTGCTCCATGTGGACAAGTGCTGGTTTCACTCTGTTTAGGTTCATGTTTTGGCTCAACTTCTTTTTCTTCGACTTCTTCTTTAACTTCTTTAGGTGCTGGTTTTCTCCGATTAACAACTGGAGGTTCATCTTCACAAACTTCTTCTTCAGCAACATGACTGGCTTTAACATTCATCATGTCTAAAATTTCATCATATTCATAACTGACTAGTAGTTCATCAAGCCTGTATGCGGCATCAATCTGTTCATCGGTAATGATATAATCGCGGTCTTCAAATTGCGGAACTCCTACACTCCAACTATCTTCACCGGATAGGCTAAAATTAATCCAAATAGTCTTGCCTTCATCCGGATCAGGGTAAGAAACTAAGCCACCACCACGAGGCTTTTTAGCCGCTTCCTGTAACTTTTTCTCCATAAAGAAATGGCTGATTTCATAGATCTGGATACCCTTCTTTTCTTCTTTCTCATCGCTACGAACAATGACGTTATACATAACCCTGCGGGATGGATACAAATAACCATTTTCTTTCTTAAACTTTTTGTATTCTTCCTTATCCATCTGACCACGTTCGGCTAGAATAGCTACTCGCTTTTCGCAAATAGGGCAAGGCAGGCTATAATTCTTCAGCGGACAAACTACGGGCTTATTCATGGGTCCGACTTTAAAGTGAACCCACACGTCAAGGGTATAAGTCAAATCTCCTTCATTGATATTATATCCATTAGTTGGATATTTAGAACCTGCATAAAATGGGATAATGTCAAATCCGTAGTCTGTGCCTTCACTCCCTTTGCCCGCCTTTGTCTGCCACTGGCTTGACCCTTCCGGCGCTTCAAAATACGATTCAAAATCATTCAAGCCTTTGTTTTTGCCCGCCTGCTGTTCTGCTAGTCTCTTTTTCAACTGTTCTTTCATTGCACTTCTTTTAGTTGCCATTCCTTACTCCCTTTGTTTTTTGATTTACTAAATTAGCTATTTCTTTAAATGACTTCCCTTCTTTTGTATATTCATAAATCATTTTTTGTACAAAATAATTTGAATATTTAATCGAAAAAAATAAATTCAAAACACCTTTGACAAGATTTGGAATAATATATAAAAAAACTATTCCAAATATAAGTCCTGATAAAATCCAGAGAAAAGCATTGCTGACTGATAGCTCAAACATCTTGTTCTGACTCCTCTAAGTCATCCAATTTATTATCAAGCCATTCCCAAATTTTATAAGAAACGTGGTTGTCTTCTTTTTCATAAAACGGGTATATTGGCAGTTCACCAACAGATTCTTTTACTTTAGTTAAAGATACATCCATTCTATGATATAAAGCAATTAGTTCTTCTTTTGAGTTAAATACAATCTGCAATTTTATTGGTTTAAACCCACCTTCAATCTCTTTAATTTCCATCTTTTTTCTTCCTATTTAATTTGTTTGTCAATTCATTTATTCCTTCCTGACCTTGTTTGTTCTGGCCTCCATTTTTAGAATCAATAAAGTATTGGGCTTGCCACATTTGCCACAATCTCTCAACGTCTCTTTCTTTCGTTATTAGCTGGTAGTGATAATTTTGATAAAGTTCAGCTTTTGTTTTGGCGCTTGCCCATTCTTCTCTTTTCAATTTTAAGATATTGTGCTTATCAATATATTCTTTACAAGTAAATGGATAAGCTTCTGAGACTTTATCTGTTGGTGACTTATCAAACCCACATTCGCCCCATTCTGTTTTGGCCTTAAACATTAACTGATTTCTTAAAATTTTTTGCTCTTCTTCAATGTTCTTGATTTGGGACTCAAGTTTATTCACGACTTCAACATATTTATTCCATTCCTCGTCATAAACAGAAAGTAAATGGCCTATATTTGCAGTCTCATCATCTAAGGCAAATTTATTTATGGTCCGGTCTTGCGCTGGATTCATTGCATTATCTCTTCAATCCAATTTGGCTTCCCGTTCAATTCCCATTGTTTCTTACCGCAATCTAAACATCTCCTATGTTGCCAACTTTCAAACATCCCATATAGTTTTTCTTTATTTGTCTTAGGGTCAATAACTGTTGTTACTTGTTTTATCCTTTTAAAATCGCTCCACCGTGTCCAATCATGGAAAAATAAACACATTTATTCCTCTTTTTAATTAAAATCGTAAACTTTTATAGGTATGACTAAACAGGTCTAGTCTTAATTTCTGAATTTCTCTAATATCATTAGCACACCTTATTAGTCAAGCATCCTGGTTCTTTCAGTCTTGATCGCCAATAATCAGAGTATTGTGAATAATTACCAAGAGATTCTACTATTTCTCTTATAAGTTCTACATTTTCTTTAGGTCCTATAAATTTCATTATTTTATTTAATCCCTAATAAAATACATAATTCACCAGCATATTTTATCTTCTATTAATTATATCAATCGTTTTTCAATTATGATGATGCAGTGATGTACAGGAACATACAACTTTCGGTCGATCATCAAGTTTATCAACTGCGTCGATAATACAATATTTGCAGAAATCCCCGTCATTCCACGTATTATTTTTTGCTGTAATAATTTCTATTTTTAACGTAGATGTTTTTTCCTTTTACTTCTGCCATCATTCGGTTAACAAGTGCGGGAGTGCCAGATATTTCAGCCCCACAAATATCACAAAAATGTTTTACCATATTAATTCTCCCTATCCAGTTTAATTCCTAACAAAATACATAACTTCCATAGCGTTATGGTTATTAATTTTAATCCATTTGGAGTTTCAGTAGTCGTAATCCCAATAAAAGTCGTAACAAGATATCCTCTATCATTTATATCACACCACGATTCCTTTGCCCATCTCCAAGATCCAACTAGTCTCCCAATTACAAATTCATGACTTGGGTTTGGGCACTCATACAGTTTCCCTAGCGATTTAAAATATTCTCTGCTCATGATATTTCAGTTTTGCTTATCGCTTTGCAATCATATAAAAAATCGTCATTGTTATTTTCTCCGTCAGTCGAAGCCGCTATATCTTCGGCTTCGTCGGCGTTATTTGCTTCGACTTCCACATATTCTGTATATTTGTATGTCTTCATTACTTTGTAAATATACATTTGGTCCCCTTTACTGATAAATTTGTAATTAAATAAAACTTATACCTCAACCTTTTTAGTGTCAAGCTTGATACTAAACATTACACTATCCAACTCCATATCACATTCATCTCTATTATCAAACTCATCAAACCATTGATTACCAAGAACTACAGCAAATTTGATCCTTTGGATATTGCTGTCAACGGCTCTGTTTTCTTTAGTAAGTTCTTTAATATTTTTATCAAGCCATTCTAGTTGGTTTTTGCCAATTTCATTGTATCTAGTCAAAGGAATTGTAAAAAGCTCTTCACTCGCAGTCAACGGCTTTTTATTTTTCATCTTAGTCAAAACATCAGTTACTTTCGGCAAAGAACTAAATTTCTTAATACTGATTTTAAACTCTTTAGTATAATAAAAATCAGTAGGTTCGATTTTGTCTACAGGAGGAGAGTAGCCTTTTTCTGTAATGCAAAGATCGTTAAGATATTGCACCTGTTTTTCATTCCAACCATCAAATTCACTAACTTGTTTTTCGGGAGAAAGAACGTCCCGCAAATATTTATATACTTTAAGACTGGCTTTCTGATTAAGAGAAAGCCAGGACAATTCAAACAATTGTTTAGCTGAAGTATTGTTTTCTGCAATGCTTGCATTCATTACGGGAATATTGGCTAGATCAAGAACATAAACCTTGTCGGAATATTTTTCATTTTCATTAATCAAACCCTCAGTTTTCAGCTTATTAAAAGTTTGTTCAGAGAATGAAACAGGAATTGCTTTAACATTTTTAAAACCATCTCTAACAATTGTATAATTTCGCCATACAAAGGTAGGGAACATATTAAAAGCGAATCCAAATTTTTTATAATCTTTTTTAAGTTTTACAACACCATTAAGTTTCATCAAAACAGATAGATTGAGCTTGTCTTTATTCCAAACAATTTGAGAAAAACTGCATTTATTATCTTTATCCGCAACAAATTCTGGATATCCATCTTTTGGAACAGAGGATACACCAATTTTATTATAAACAAACCCTTCATGTCTGGGATAAAAATAAGCGTCTCGGTCATTGCACAACAAATCAATAAGATCGAGCACACAAAATGCGTCTTTAGCAGGCAAATAATTTACATCTCGTCCTTTCAAAAATCTCTTATTTGCTGATTTTACACAATCTGCAATTCTTTTCTCGGCTTTGCCATATTCATCATTGGTAAAAGAATTAGCGACTACGTCTACAATCGCCTTGTCTCCAAGCTTATTCAAGATTTCAAGACAGTCGCCAATCTTAGTTTTTTGAACCAATATATAAGCTGCGGCATAAACGCCTTTAATAAAGGCTTCAATTTTCGTATTTTTTCCTACTTCACCATCACTTAACTTAACAAGTTCTGCATTACCAGGTTCTGTGCTTACAATTGAATATAAATAATTTTTGCCTTTCTTTGTTGGAGCAAATTTAATGATTCCTTCTCGTGGAGTATAAATATTTACATTTGAATCATTAATACCAAAATAAATATCTCCCCTTTTTTCACTGACTAAGACTTTAATCTTATTATCTGCTGTTTTTACGCTTGTGATAAAATCGTCAACAGCAATTCCAAAAGACGGCAAATCACTGCTGTGAACTAAACAACCTCCCAATTGTTCTGCCATTTCTGACATTAGTTCTTTGTTGTAATAATTCCCATACCCCACAAGAAGAGAACCCGTTAAAACTTTCTCAAGTTTTTCAATTGCCCTGAATATATCTTGTTTTTCTTTACTATAATTACTAACTACAGGATATCCATCAGTAAAAAATGTCAATGCAAACCTATCTGAAAATACAGACAAATCATTAATTACGTTATCGGCAGTTTCGTTTAGAATTTCAGAGAAACAGGTCAGGCCAATAGTTGTGTTATTCTTCCTAATAGCGTTTTCAAGAATATTGTAATCATTTTCTGCTGAAATTTTAAACCCTTTTAGAATAAAATTAAAATTATTCTCTGAACTAAACCAACCTATGCTAATTGTACTACCAACCGGAATTTGTTTGCATCTTTGAATCAAGTCTTCTGTAAGAGACTTTAAAAGCCCAGACATTGAACCAGACCTATCATAAATAAAAATATGATTTGTAGGTCTAGAGTCTTTTTTAACCTTTTTTACTGTAATTTCTTCCTGGACAAGAAACAAGTTGTCTTGAATTTTTAGATATCTGTTCATTTCAATTCCTTTTTAATAAATTAATATTATCGGGCTTGCCAGCCATTATTTCTTTTAATTGATCAAAGCTAACGGGATAAAAATTGTTATTGTCTACTCCTACATCATAAGACTTACCTTCTGATTTTAATCGACCATGCGAATGTCCATAAATGTGCCATGAATTGTAATGTGAAGCCGCCCATACTCGCATTGCATAATGGCAGGCTACAATCTTTTGTCCATTGATTGTCTTTTCCCAAATTTCATGATATGTTTTGTCCATCCACTTATCATGACTACCCCGTAAAAATATATTAGATCCATTTAATCTATTGATATACGACATCGCGCTAAACTTATCTTTTAAAGTAAAATCACCTAAATGAATGACAAAATCATTATCTTTTACAACTTCATTGTGATTGGCGATTATCTTATCACCCATCTCTTCAACAGTATCAAATGGGCGGTTGGAATGTCTGATAGCATTAAAATGACCATAATGCTCATCTGCTGTGAAAAAATACACTATTTCAATTCCTCTAAGCTATTGGCTTTGTCTTTATCTAATCTAACTCTTTTAAATATAGGCAGAAACAAACTTTTAATGTCCTCACCTTCTTTAGTAATGATCTCATTATACTTGATTTCTATGATTTTGTCAAGGTAAGTTTTAGCCTCACACAATCTATCTTTATCTTTTAAACCACTGCCACAACTTGTTCTTAACTTTCCACAACTTGTTTCTAAAATAAGAGAACCTATCATATCTTTATTTTTGCTATGTGGTTCCACCCCTACGCATAAAAGATCGGCGTCATTTTCTGCCTTTAATTTAATATGGGCTTTAAGTCTTTTATTTTCCCAAATAGAAAGTTTGTTTTTAACAATAATCCCTTCTTTGCCATCATTAAGATGCTGCTGAAATAAAATTTTGGCTTCTTCCCAACTGTTAATTTCATAATTATCAATGCATTGGACTCTTTTATTACCTACCCCATTTACTCTCTTTTGTAATTCCTTCAGCCTAGTTGAATATTCTCTATAACATTTCCCGTCCCAAAAGCTATTTACATCTATCATATCCCAAAGATGGAAAACTACTTGATTTTTTTCTTTTTCAGAAATAGTATTTTTTACCGCTTTATTTAAAATACCATTTCCAATTTTACGAGGCAAGATATTATCATTTTTATCGACTACCAGGGCTTCACCGTCATATACAAATCCAGAACCAAGCGATTTGAAAATTAAATCTACTTCATCATTAAATTCTAAGGCTTTGCCATTTCTTGTCCTGTATTCGACTTTATCTGGCCTGACGTGAATATTGACTCTCATTCCGTCTTCCTTGCACTGGCTATAAGCTGGGAAGACTATATTTTTCCTATTTTTCTCTGTATTTCTTTCACATAAAGCTACGGGGTATTCTTTAATTAGCCCCGGCCATATTTTATTGACTGAAGAAACAGCGACTTTGCAATTTGGATCTTTCTTAATAATCCTTTCTATAAGATCGGCGTTTTCATAATGTGTGTTTTGCAAAATATCTTTCAAAAAAATAATTGCGTCATTTCCCGTATGCTCTCTATTAGCTAATGTTTTTAGCGAGCTCATACATTCTGAAAGAGAAAGGCAAACTTGGTTATTTGGTTCATAATCTGGAATTTTCTTAATATAATAAACTATTTCTGGAGCAAGACAATAATAGAAAAAGTCTTTTAGGTCATTATTATCTTTATTTTCTCCAATTATTTTTAGCTTGTCGTTAGTTGAAGGCGTGTTTTCTAACTGTTTTATAATTTCGTATACTGCCATTTCTTCTCCAAGACGTTAACAAATTCAATGTCACCGCTATTTAATAATTCTTGATAAGCTTTTTCTCTTTGATTCCTTGCATCAATAGGGTTATCGAATTTATAATTAAAATTAATTTCGTTTAAAGAAAATGGGGTAAAACAGTTACGCAACGCAGACTTGGCGTGACCAATTTTCTTCCATGCCGATTTCTTAGATGGTAGCTGAACAATATTCCCTTTATATTTAATAACCCAAATCTGGTCTTGCGGATTTTCAACAGACCAGAAACTTTCTAATTTAGTTTTAAATAACTCTTTAAATTTGTGATAAAATTTATCCATTTCGAGTCACTCTTTCCCAAATGTTTTCTAGTTTTTCAACCTGTTTAGATGTTGGAATCTTATCGTCTGCAATCCAATCATAAAGAGAGTCAATAAAATTTTCTTCCCATTCACTCAACTTTGATTCTCTATTTTCACAATCTTTAATCATTTGTTGGTATTCATCTTGCCAGTTCTTGTCTTTAATCATCTCCTACCTCAATTACATTATTTTGTTCGTCATAAAACACTTCTGTGTGAAAATCGCCATCATCACATTTAGGACACAAGGTTTCACAAAACTTTGCCGATTTTGGGTCTTTAGGCCACTTTTTCTCTAATAACGTTCTTTTACATTTTGGGCATCTTAGAATGATATCTTTTCCATTTGTTGGAAGAAATAAATACCATTGAAACGGGCTTTTTCTTTCATTTAATATTTCCATACTATCTCCAACCCCCAATTGCACCTTTCTCAGAAATTTTGTCATCATTTAGACATATCTTCTCTAAATTATCTTCCATATTGCCTGCTGGACCCATTTTTCTAACTTCCAACCAAGCCTGACCGCAATAAATACAAAAGAACAACGATCTGCCAATTAAATTTTTATTTTTAATCCCTTTATATTCTTTTAAATCTTTGTGTGTACAGCATTCTCTTTCGATGGTTTCTTTAATTTTCATATTACCTACTTTAAATATTTTTTTCGTTGTACCCTAACTTGCTTTCTTTTTTTATCTAATAATATCCTTTGTCTTTTCTTTTTCACATATTGAGACTTGTGCATAATTTCATTATAACAATTGCCTAAAAATAGATCTAGTTCGCCAATTTTTGATCTATTTTTCTTAATTTATAAAAAATGATCGAGAGAACCCGACTCGAACGAGTGCCGCTCCTGCGTCCAGGGCTGTTCTGTCCACCTAAACTATCTCTCGTTTTGTTCATCTGCTCGCAATGCCTGAATTTCTTGTGCCGCTCCACACAATATAGCCTGCACCCCATTACATGGTAATTGACGCATAGCCTCATAAATGCTGTCTAAAATATCACGGCCTTGATGACAGGCAATATTATTGCAATTTAATCTATTGATTTCTTCATTCAATTTACATCTACAAGGCTTAATATAATCAAAACAAATTGGACAAGGACCCAATTTTTCTTTCTTAATTTTATCATAATAATCTAAATCAAATGTCATATACTATCCTATCTGTCAATAGGCATAAAACCTAATGCGTGTTTAATGCCTTTTTCAAAAGAATCGCGTTTTACTTTTAAAAATTCATCTTCTGTCATAACAATACAATCAACACCATATTCGAGCACTGGATATCCTTCTATTTTCCTACTGTTACTCCAAAAGAATGACTTGTCTTCTAAAATTTTTTGGACCAAATTAAACGCCATATTTCTTTTTATCTCCATTATGGCCGCACCAACTGGTTGATGGTCTTGAAGGACTATCTCCGCCTTAGCGTGTAACCGTCTTTCCGGCATTTTATTAATATCAAAAATTTCAGTTCCAATCATTTGAACCCTCCCAAATCTATGACTTTATCAGCAAACTTTTTAATACTTTCCTTAAACAACTTTTTGAAATTTTCTGGTTGCCACAGGGCCAGGCTTGGTGAAATAGAATAAAACATGAAACAACCATATTCTTCATTCCACTCACAGGTTCCTGACCTTCTAACCACCCCTTGTTCATCACCTGTAAAGAACTTAACATTTTTTGCACCTAATGTCAAGACAATAAATGGTTTAATATTTTCAATTTCTTGTCTCAGCCATTTATTACCACAAATCTGACCTTCTTTATGACCGGGCTTGCTGCCACTACATTTGACAAGGTTTGTGACAAAAAAATCATCGCTTTGGAATCCGTACTTATTAAGTTCTTTAAATAAATAATTGTTATTTTCAACGTCTTTCCAGTTCGGATATTCGTTAACAATTAAAATATTATAATTTCCAAGCTTAGTTGTTTCAGGTTTTTCACATTTAGATCTTAAGCCGCATTCACTACAACTGATCAACCCCTTGGTTGGCGATATTTTACTCTGAATTTCCCTACCAAAATATTCATTAATAACGTCTCCACTCAACAAATCGTTTATTTTATAATTTTTTGCGTCTTTAAATAATTTAAATAATTTCTTATATTTAAATTCGGGATTTAATGAAACACCTATATCAAAATAATCATCAATTGAGTCCGGCAATGACTCATCAAATGCGCCTATATCGTCAAGGATTGTTTTTAACTTTCCTTTTATGACGGGTTTATCATCTGTGAAAAAACCGGCTTTACCTGAATTTTTATATTTTTCTATTGTTTCTAATGCTTTAGGCCCGATTCCCTTACACTCTTTGAAAGGTACATACAACCTTTTTCCCTTAACTACCCAATTCTGCACATCTGACGTATTTATTTTAGGTGGAACAATAACTAAATTAAGACGTTGTGTTTCTTGAATTAAGTGATATTTTTCACTTTCTCCTCCAAAAGTAAGAGCTGCACAAATAAATTCGCTTGGATAATATTGTCTTAACCAAGCAGTCCAGTACGTAACTATTGAATATGATAGAGAATGTGATAAATTAAAAGAATAATCCGAATGGTATTCAAGCTCATGCCAAAATTCCAAAGCTTCTCTTTCATCAAATGTCTTTTGTTCTAAACACCCTTTTACAAAAATATCTTTGTACTGTTCGAATTCTTTTATATCACGCTTCTTGGCGATTATTTTACGAATTTTATCACCAACAGTTAAAGATAACCCAGCAATTTTATTAATAATCTGAATTACTTGTTCTTGGAATAAAACAACACCAAAAGTTTCTTTCGTAATTTCTTCATATATTGGGTGTTTTTTATCCCATTTTTTACCACGTTTTCTTTCAATATACCTTGCTGTTGCACCTGAATTAAAAGCTCCAGGGCGTACAGCAGCAACCGCATCAGAAATTTGTTTTATATTAGAAACACCCATCTCTTTAATAAGATTCGATAACGCCCAAGCTGATACTTGGAAACATCCTACAGTATGTCCTTTAGAAAGTTCTTTATAAATTACTTTATCTTCTAAATTTAATTTCTCCAGATTTATATTTTTATCATGATTTTGTTTAATCAATTCCAAACACATTGAAATAACACTTAATGTGCTCAAACCCAAGATATCAAGTTTAACCAACCCTTGATATTCACAGTCATTACCATCAAAGGAAGCTACTAATTGGTCATTTCTTTCTGAAAGAGCAGTACGTGTCCCCAACATCAAATCTACAGGGCTAACTAATGAAGCTGAAGCATGTCTCCCATATGATTTATATGTTCCTTTTAATTTTAAAACATGTTTAACTACTTGTGGGTATTTTTGATTAAAACCCCGGCCTTCTTCAGTCAATAACCCATTCTCAACTGTATCAACAATTACTTTAGTAAATTTTTCAGCATCAACTAATGGGACATCAAATGCCCTTGAAACTTCTTTAACAGCACCTTTATCTTCTATTTTTAAAAACGTAGAAATGCCTGCTATATTATTTTGTCCATAAATATCTTTTAAATACGTGACTACTTGATTTCGTTTAATGTCTTCGAAGTCCAGATCCACGTCAGGCATCGCGCCTTTTCTGCCTGGGTTCAGAAACCGTTCAAATAAAAGACCATATTTTATAGGATCTACCTTTGTAATACCAAGCAAATAACTAATCAAGCAACCCGCGCTACTTCCTCTCCCTGGTCCAGTCAAAATATTATTTTTCTTACACCAATTTACTAAATCATAAACAATAAGAAAATATTTTATAACTTCAAAATCTTTAATTACAGACAGTTCGTATTCAAATCTATTCTTATATTCATCAGTAACTGTTTCAAACTTATCTTTAAATCCGATATCGCATAATTGTCTAATTATTTCTTCTTCATCTTTCCCTTCAAATTGAGGAGGAATAGGCAAAATAATTTTTTTCTTTTTAATTTTAAAATCTTTACATTTCTCAGCAACTTCAATCGTATTTTGCATTGCCTGATTTATTTCTTCTTGACTAAGTATATTTTGAGAAATAAATTTTTGTTTATAATATTTTGGTTCACAAAGATAAAAATCTTTGCCATTAAACTGCCACCTATCTGGGTCACTCATTTTCTTTTTAGTTTGGCAGGCAAGCAATACATCATGAGATTCCCAATCTTCTTTTAAAATATAATGGGCATCTTGTGTCGCAATTAATTTAATATCTAGTTCTTTGTTCAGACTAAGACAGAGTTTGTTTGTTTTAAATTGATCTTCATAATTGTGAGGCATTACTTCAAGATATAGATCCGACCCAATCTTTTGATGAATATCTTTTAAAAAATCTATTCCATTTTCTAAATGCAAAAACGAAGCAGAACAAGCAGTCCCAACACACAAGCCTTGACAGTGTTCTAAAAACATATCGTAGCCTATTCTAGGTCTATGATAGAAAAAATATAAATTAGCCCTACTAAGCATTTTACACACGTTCTGGAAGCCTATTTCGTCCTTAATCCAAACCGTTAAATGTCCTCTCTTATCTCCTTTTTCTTTTATTTCTGGATTTGGAACAATATAAAATTCTACACCTAGGATTGAGCTTATTTTATATTTTTCACAAGACAGTTGATGTTTAATCAATCCATCAATATTTGAGTGATTTGTAATTGCCAGATATTTAAAGCCTAAATTTTTTGCTTGTTCTGCCCACTGATCAGAACTCCCCATTCCATCGAGCAAGCTAAACATATTATGGGTATGAAGATGACAAAAGTTATTTATTTTTTTTGTTAACATTAGAATCTGATCTCAACCCTTAGTATTTCCTTTAAAATTTAGTTGCTATCCAACAAACTTTCTTACCTCCAAATAATTTATTATCTAGCCTCCAGTCTCCCCAGTCATATAAATCTTCCATAATATAATCAAATTCATTTACACTCGCGTTATCGTCTTCACTGAAATATTCAAAATCAATACAGATCTCATCTCTTTTACTAATAATGCCGATATGACTGGTATTAATGTCTAGCTTTGCCAGTCTCTTTGAAATCTCCAAGGCCAGTTCTTGAACACTCATTTTGCCAGTACCGACATAATTATCCCATATATCTGTCAAATCAAGCTTGCTATTCCATTCTGCCATATTTAACCACCATATATATTAATCAACCAACCTTTACATCTTTATAATAATTGCTTCCTTCTACAATACAGACTAAATCTTTGGGACTAATTTTATTGTTTTTTACTAAAAATTCTAACAATCTGCTAAAAGCAGAAATCATATTGTTAATAGAAGCTTCACATTCTTCAAGCCTTCCTCTTTCATAATCTTCTCCGGAAAGCATTTTCTTTACATAATCTTTTATTTCATAACATTTAGAATATGACGATTCATAATCATCTATTATAATTTCCATATCAAACACCAAAATTTATATAAATTCAGCTATTGTAAGATTTTAACCCATCCGTAATATATACTAACCTAACTGTTCTAATGTACTTCTATTTCTCCAATTTGGTTCAATGCGTTCTCGTTCTTTTCCAGGTGGTATTGGCTCGTCACCAATCCCGTATCTCAAACTTTGATAATAGGCAAGTTGGTTTTTCAAATCTCTATTCTCTTGCAACAAGTTGCCTATAATCTTAGCAGCTCCATCAAGTTGATTTTGCATTGTGTCGATAAATTCTAAAGCTTCAGTAGAAGCAGAATTATTTTTACACTTACCCTTACACTGACAATCTCCCATTTTATCCTCCTTTAATCCCACCAAGTATTGGCGTATTTTCTTAAATTATTAAACACGTACTCAAGATCTTGCTTCCTTAATTCTTCTTCCCTTTTACTTAAAACCTTGAATTCTTTTCTCTCTATTTCAGCATCTTTATCTGTCCTAACATTTTTTCTTTTTATATTTATACCATAACAACCATTTGATAATGCCTTTTCTTCGATTTCAATTCCTCCCCATTTTCGGTCATGATATAAAAATACATTTTCAAAATAATTATCAGCCATTATCCTTTTCATGGCGAGTCTTATTTTGTAGATTTGGTCTGCTATTTTCCAGGCATTAACGCCATAAACTTTATCAGACGAATAAAATTCTTCCATTAGGCTTAGTTTAAATTCAAGAATTTTAAACAGATATTGATAATCGTATTGGCAATCATTCCAAATTATTTTAAACCATAGAAAGATGTTCTTAATTTTTCTCAATATTTGTTTCACAATTAATTAACCCCCGAATATAATTAAATACAAACCAAAAAGAAACTAGAAATATTCCCCACTGCTCAGATACAAATGTTGTATAAAGCCAAAACGGTTGCCCGCACAACCCTAGAATAAAACCGCATTTGATATTTTTCTTACCAGATAAATAAAAAATAGACAATGATGAAAAGAATAAAATAAAGATTTGATTTATATTTTCGATATTAAACATGATTTAGATTTTGCATTCGATAATTCCTATTTCTTCAATTCTTGCTTCTGCCTCTTCAATAGCTTCAGCAATTGTTACGCCATTGCCTTCAACATATAATGGTATTTTTTCTTTATCTTCTTCAGATAAGTCATGCCATAACAAGCGTTGATCGTCATCACGAATAAATATAACGGTTCCGTAACAATTTTTACCCATAGCTTGTGAAGAAAAATCTGCACTTAAAAAACACCAGCCAAATGGAGATGCTTGTCTTCTCATTTTCAGCCCTATTTCCTAATCATTACAAATTTATCTGTATGTTTAATCAACCATCAATAAATCTTCAAGTTCGTCTACTTGTTTTTGAGTCAAACCCTGACCTTGATTAGCTTTACCTAAAAAGTCAATCAATTTACTCCTATAATCAAGATCTCTTCTTTCCCAATCAAGAAAAAGTGGAATGACATGCATAGGAGGAATCCAATAACCCTTTTTCGCATATTTAACAATTCTTAATGTCGAACTAATAGGACAATGAATGTTCTTAATTCTCAAACATCGTTTTTCTTCATCATGCTCAAAATCTGCATCAACCAAAGCCGTAGGAGGGTCATAAGATATTACGCCACAACGAATAATAGTGAAATCAAAATTTTCTAATATTTTCTCCATTGACCCGGTTGCTACAATCGCACCTTTTTCAACTGGCTTTATTAATTGGATTGTTGGACAAGAGAACAATTTATTCAATGGGTCTTCAACATTATGAAAGGTCATTGACACATTGTTTTGATGTTTGACTGTAAGATTATAATTTTCTTTAAGGATTTTTACAAATTTTTCATAAGATTCTTCTGTCTTTGAATATATATCAACATCTCCAGCAGGAATAGGATTCCTAACCCTTGATGCCATATATCTTACATACCCACCCATTATAAAAGAATCTAATTTATTGTCTTTTATAATATTAATCAATGGCAATATTTCAAACCATCCTCTTAGGATAGGAGTTTCCACAAATCCATCTCTAGATAAATAAACTTCTTTATCTTGGATTTCATCAATATTTTCAAGAGGATTGGGATCTTCTTCAGTGCTAACAGTATTTATATTAAACTCAGATAATGCTTTTTCTAAATTGCTTTTCTTATTTTTTTCAGCTTCTTTAGATAATTCATTTTCTTCATCAAAAAAATCTAGTTCCATTTTATTTATCCTTTTACAACTTCTTTAATTTGTTTTTCAATATCAGGGTCCAGCCAATCTCTGTTTTGTGGCAATAAAAACAAGACTTGTTTTAATAGGAATAAATGTTCATCCTTTTCTCTTTCATATTCTCTAATTGGTCTAGTAATAATTAAATCAAGTCTTAAATTTTGCATTAAACCCACAACCCCATTACAAATTTCACCAGCATATGAAAGATCCCAAGTTTCTTCCATTCTCTTTGCAATTCTTTCCCAATCCATGGCAAAACTTCTAAGAGTAGCGCACATCTTTTTAATAATCTCTACTGTTCCTTGTGTTTCCATAACTTATCCTTTTAAAAATTGGTGAGCAGAAAGGGACTCGAACCCCCAACTTACCGGTTATGGGCCGGTGGCTCTACCAATTGAACTAACTGAGCATTTACTTTACAATTATTTTATGGCTTAACTTTAAAAATTTGTGCTAACCCATTTGCAATCGCTACCATCAAAAAATTACAAACAATACAATAAACAGCCTCAAATCCACGATGATTAAAATCATATCCAGATGCCCAAAATATAAAGCATGTAAATATAATTGCCAATACAGAAAAAATAATATTCAATAAATATTTCATTGCTCCCGTCTCTATTCTATCAATCTCAACTGATTATACAAGCAAATGGAAGGTTGGCTAGATTTTTAGCTTGTTCAAGTGCGCCGTCTTCAATTTCATTTAGCCACATCTTAATCGGAATTTTTTCTGTATTGATAATTTTCATAATTTGCCTTTAAAAATCACCTGCGGCAATATAGGTGATCAACCTTTCGCTATTAGTTGATTAGGCTAAGTAACCGGCATCATTTTGCCGTCGCCGCAAGTGAAACTATAAACTTTATGTAAATAAATCTTCAATTTTTGAAGTGAGCTTTTCTTTCCCTTTTTCAAAAAGAGCGTCACCCAATACAAATTTTTTAATAATCCACAAAGCAATAATAATTTTAATAATATCTTTAATTTTCATCTTTTCCCCTTATTTAACATACATAAAAGTAATAATCAAGGCGATAGCAGAACAAATAATAGCCGTAATTAACCCCTCACTCGTTATTCCAACTTTAATATTCATTGGAAGCAATATAAAAGTTTTTACTCCCCACAAAGCACAAATTAAAATACCTAAATTAAAAATTTTTGTCATTATCTCCCTCTTTTATTGTCATTATTTTGTATTTTGCATTACCGCACATAAGACTATCCATACACCAAAAATGATTACAAGCGTCATAAGTCTAAACATCGTAGGGTGTAAATCCCCCTTAAATTCAGAATTATGATATAGATATCGGCTATTTTCCCCGATAAGCATCCAAATATAAAATAAAAATATGGTTATAACACTAAACGGTTCTAACATTTTAAATCCCTTTAGACTTTATTTTTTTAGATTCCAATTGGTTAAGGGCTTCACTAAATAGTTCTGCTCTAAGCTTATCAATTTCTGGATGTTCCCAACCCTTAACCTGATCATAAACCCACGCTATTTCACGTCCTGTTTTAGTATCAACTACATAAAATCCTGGACCAGCATAATTATTTCTTGTTTTAAATCTAAGCATATTTTTACTGGACATGAGCAATTCCTTAATGGGATAATTATTAAATCGATTTAAGCAGTTTGGTTGCAGCATCAAGAAAGAATTTTCTTAACTGATCTATTTTTGTGGCATATGGATTGCTATCAAATAATGCATTAATTTGCTCATCAATCTTCTGATTAAGTCTTTTTGTGACCAATTTTTCCACAATGACTGTGACATCAAGCCGGGCGACTTTCTTTCCAATGATCTCATCAACTTTTACTTTGATTGTATTTTCGCCTATTGTGGCGATAGCCTTTGCTATTTGGGTATTCACGGCATGCTGTAAAGCATCATCTATCTCGACGGTCAGTTTCATTTATTATCACCTCAATTTTTATTAATTCATTGTCTCTTTCAAAATACTATACATAAAAACACAGGTTTTGTCAAGCTAAAAGCATAGTCTTCTCAATTCCAAAACTTCTTTTTTATCAAATAAGGCCAGGTCTTTCTTATCAAAATTAATATAGTTTATATTATCTGCCCAAGTCAGGTAAGATTCTAAAACTTTCGCTCTTTTTTGGGCTTTTTCTTCATTATCAAAGGCAATAAAGAAGTTTTTAAACCGTCTCAATTTCAGTATTTGTTCTTTGCTAAAAATAATACTGAGCATTGCAATACAGTTTGTGCCAATATTTACTTTATCAAAAACCCCTTCTGTAAGTATTACAGTATTGCCATCACAATCATCTAATCCATATAACAGTTCTTTTCTAGTAACAATTGGATTATTGCTATCTTTCTCAAACATATAAGGCATGGATTTATCATTAGCAAGGATTGTTCTTGCAACCCAATTAACGACAACATTATTTTCAAAAACAGGGAATACAATTCGATACCTTGCTCTCCCACTATTGCAACATAAGATATTATATTTTTTTCTTAATTCTAAAAAATCAAATCCTCTATTTTTGATGTATAATTTATATGGTTCATCAAATTTTTCTACAAACTCAATTGGTAATTTATAGTTTTTAACAACAATTTTCTCTTCATCTTCAAAAATTAGTTTATCTGCATCAAGCACATATTCTGCTAAAACTTTGTTTACCTTATACCATGATTTTTCAATCTTATAAATTAATTCATTAAGGCTATGTGAGCCACAAGCCCAACAAGAGACATGACCTGTTTTTTGAGAAATTCCCAGATGATATCCTCCAATACCACAAAAAAGACAGGTGTTAATTCCTATATATTTACCTATATTTTTACCTGTCTTTTTTGTTTCTATGTTTCTATCAAAAAAATATTTAGGTAAATCTATCATATACGATTCTTTAAAGCCGTTAATTATTCATATTTGAATTATTCTCACCAGCTCTTGGGAGAACGACTAGGAGGCCCGGTCGGTTTTGGGAATGGAGTCTGCAAATTACATCCACTTGGTATTCTAGCATCTTGCCATTCTAAGTCAAGGATACATTCTGCCATACCAAATAAACGGCGAGGAGCGGCTTGATGAGTACATTTCCCATTTCTATAACTTATACAATTTTGTGTCGTCATTCAGTACTATTCTCCAACAAACTCTCAACTTCCTCCATATCTTCTACATCGCTATCTTTTGCAATACCTTCTAATACTTTGAATATAAAGGTCTTTTCCTTGTATATTTTTGTCCTACCATTTTTATCATCAACTCTAATACAAATACCTTCTTTTATATGTGAGTCGTCAATAGGATCGGCAATATCAACTTCTTCTACGTGATATTTAACAATAGATCTTAAATCAGTTTTATCATCCAAAATAAACTGGTCAATTTCAACAACGTGCTTAATCCCCATCTCACTACACCTTTGTTTTACCCTATTCCATGGCATTTCCTCAATCACACCATCTGGGTTAATAACAGCCATCCTATACACATAAATATCACAAGTCCCGTTTATGCACCCATATTTATAAACCATTGTTTTGCCAAATCTTTTTGTAAATTCCTTGTCCTTTAACTTGCTAGTATCTACAACTGACATAATGGGTCTGTCGCTAGCACAAAATCCACAAATTTCAAAATAAACAATTTCGTTTTTATTTAATTTACCTTTAAATCTTTCTAAAACATAATGTCTAAAATCTGTGTTGTGATAAAATCCATCACAGCCATCTTTAGTTAAAATAACTCGCCTTGAGCCATGGACATAATCATAAGCTGTTTTATAGTCTTTATTTTTTGTGATAAAGTCAAATACTCGTTCATGCCACTTTTTCTTTTGAATTACTGGCAAATACGATACTCGCCCAGACGTGCCGTGATTTTTAGACGTTAGCGTAATTAAAGAACCTGGCAATATTTTGTCAGAGCATTGTTTAAATTGTGATGTTTCAAAATGTTCGGGAAATATATTTTTTAAATGCGCATTAAATTGCTTTGTAAACAGCTTTTCTTTAACTGTTTTCTTTTTATTGCTTTGGGCCACATGCCTGGTTTTTTCATTAATGTATTTATTACAAATACTGATATTATTTAATTCACTAAATCTGTCACCAACTTTTAATTTTGAAATATCGTATCCAGTGAAAGAAAGAGAATCTAAAGGTGCGAAATAAGCTTCAGATTTTTCTCCTCTAAATTTTTGAGCCCTGACTCTCCTATTGTTGTCAAAATAACCACCTTTCTTATTGCCGTCTTCATCTTCATATGCAATTAAATCATTGGCTTGGCAATATTCTGGTGATAGTTGTCCATCATCTGGAAATAGAATGCCGATATCATGTTCTTTAACATTTAGACCAACTATAACTTGATATCCTATGATATTAGCTAATTTAATTCTATCTGCATTTGGATGAGGTTTTACCTCATTTACTTCACATATAATTGCATTATACGTCATAATTATCCTCTATTTTAATAAATGGTTCTTTGCTCATTTTTCGTGGCTCGTCATAATCTACTGTTATTTGAGTTTTCCAATCTCTCGTCATTGTCGGGTCTTTATCTCTTTTATACGCCAGATGCCAGCGCAAAACTTGATAAATATCCCACAAAATTGATGAATATTCTCTATCAGCAACTATCCTACCATTAGGAAAAATAACTTTCTCTAATCTAAGCAAAACTACATCAAGCTCGCCAAAATCAATATCTTTATGTAAAAACATATATTTTATTTCATTAAACTGCCCCATTAACAGCCTTGAAATTGTTTCAGATGCATTTGATAAAGCCTTAGCTTGTTCATCAGTCATTTCTATTTTCATATTCAGCCTTTATAAATATAATTCACAATCATATTCAATACATAGTTTATTTGTAACAGCACACATTAGTAATGGCGCTAAAAAATAAGTCTTTTCTTTACAAACAGGACAAATTAGATTAGACGGCAAAAACCGGCTTAAATTCAAGATATTCTCTTCATCAGCTCTACCCCACCCACAATCACAGATTTTGTCTAAAGTAGAATAATTTTTCTTAATAATATTTTTACAGCTCATTTTTCGTGGCTGGTCATTTAGGTCATTTAACACGAAAGTATCTTTCATCTCAGTTTCTCCAAAACAAAGCCTGTATCTGTTGAATAAATAATTGTTTTAATTTCAGCTAATCTAATTGCTTCTCTACATATTGCACATGGTTTAGCCATAGACAATTCGTCATTATGAAGCAGTCTAACAATAATTAAGAAATGAATTGGCTTGCGTGCCTTAACTATGGTTGCTATTTCTGAATGCAGTCCTATTTGGTCCTTGTGCCCTTTTCTAATAGCTAATTTAGCTTGAACTGGATGAGTATGTTTTGAATTAATGCCAGACGATATAACTTGCCCTCTTTTATTAGAAGCAATACAAGCAAGCCTGAATTTTGCCGGATTTGTTTTAGCCAATTCAATTGCCTGATCTATCAATTTATTTATTCTATTCGGAAACATTTTCTTTTCTTAAATGCAATGGAATTTTAAATAGATTAACAGGAACAATTCTTTCTTCTCCATCATCAAAAACGACTTTTACTTGTTTACTAATATAACCATATTTAAATTTATCCACAACTTCGCAATGTCTGCCTTCAACATAACCTTCATTTACCAATAATTGAGAACTATAACATACATAATAAAAATCGTCAATCTCAATTTCTGGGTCTAATACTCCTACTTCATTTTCTTCTTTATCAATAATGGATAAAATAAAATCTCTCATTTTATTAGCCGCTTCTTTACTGACAAACGCATAATTAGTATCGGACTTTCTTGCATTTTGAGTAGAAACAGCAATTGGTTCGTTGTCAAGAAAATAAACAATTGTTCCCACCCATGTGTCAGTACAAATCCACTTAATTAAATAATAACCCCTCACTCTTTCTGCAAATTCTGTATAATAACCAATTCCATCTACAATGCCTAACTCTCGACAAAAATCTGAAAAATCGGCTTCTGTTTCATTGTTATATGATTTATCTACATTTTTAATTGCGTCTAATATTTTCATAATTTTTGTCCCCATTCCGTTTTATAAAATGGCGTGGTTCTGTTTATCTGAGTTTTGACGTTAGCTAGACATATATCCAGCAACATACGCTCGCCACTGCAATTCAGTTTCTTGGTCCCGGTAATCCCGAAGGATACCTGGAGCGATCGCGCATCGCGCAAGTATGTCTAATTTTATTCTAGGGTGCGCCACCAACCACCATTCAAATTTAATCCTCAATTCGTCAATGTCCGCAGGCCCATACCCATAAACATCTTTACAAATTTCGCACATAATTATTTTGTCCTATGCTTCGACACCGATTGATAAAGTTTTTACTCCGTTTATAGAAATATAAGAAATTTGTTCTATAATAATGCCTGAAGCTACTCCTTCCCATTCGACTACTACAGGAATTTCTTTATCTTTAATAGTATTTAAAAATGAAATAAGACCATTTACAGTTAATGTTTTCTTATCACGGTGAGGTAAACATTGATATTTTTTCACAATCCATCTCCTTTCATTTTGTAGATAAAAGGATTGATATAACATGGCAGCTTGATGAAGCATAGCCGTTGCGCGACATAATACCACGTCCATGTTTTACAATATCAATCCTTCCTGTCCCTTTATGCCTTTATAACATTTTAATAAGATAAAGTCAAGAATTTTACCAACGATATTCAATTTTTCTGCTTAACAACGGAGAAGTATTTAAAAACTTGACTTTCCTCTTAGACATAATAGAAAAACTACAGGTTCGGCAACATCCAATTCTATTTTCAGTATAGCCATACAAAATTAAAGAACAGCTTTCTTTTTCATGATCAAAGCTGCAAAAATGGGGAATAAACTTTTCATATTCTTCAATTTTCTTCTTCATATTCTGACCTTTAAAAATAAATCCAACCATCTCTTATTTTTACATCATACCAATTAAAATTTAATGGCAAAGTAATATCATTTTTAATACAAAACAAGTCCCGTGATATTGCCGCTATAATAGGATTTTCATAATACCCAATATCATATCTTTTACCTTTAAATGAAACATAAGCCAAATAATTAAAAATCATAGCAGTATTTTGAAAAACTCCCCTATAACCAGTTTTATTATTCTTTCTCAATAATTTAGTATTCCACTGGTTTTCCATATGAGTTATAAATCTACAATTCAATGGTTCATAATTCCCGTCATTATTTTCTCTATCTATTTGTAGCCCTTCTTCCCATCCATTATCAATACACCAATTGTAAAAACATTGAAAATCATGCCATTCTTCACAAACCCTAATTCCTCTTTCACCATAATTTACATAATTTATATTTTTGTCATAATAACATCTTTCTTTAATTCCTTTCCAAACTCCATATAATTTATGAGAAGAAAGTTTGTGTGTTCCCCTGGAACAACCACAAGATTTTACATTACCATATCTCAAAGAATCTAAACAAAATATTTTAGTATTCCCACAATCACACTTCGTCAAGAAATATTGTCCTTTTATTTGTTCTTCAATAACTAATCGTCCAAATTTTTTGCCAATATAACTTTCTCTATTTTTATTAGCCAAACACCCACAAGATTTAATTTTCCCATTTATTAAATCTTGTGGCCTTACTTTAGATATCGTTTTGTTCTTACAATCACATTCACAAATAAACATTTGACGATTATTAGCATAATTTTCATCAATATATGAACTTAATATCGTTAAAGAATTAAACTTCTTCCCTATAAATTCACTTAAATCTTTAGGTTTTCTTGGCATAGTTATTCTTCAATATACCCATTCATTATTTCAGAATCAAGAAATGCTTGACCAAGTGCGAAATTTTGTAAAACCATCACTTGTTTTGTCGTATCACAATCACCATCTCTATTATACCCCACAGACATTCTCGTTATACCTCTTCTTTTCTCAGCAGCAGTTTGTTGAATCATAATAAGTGTATCAACATGGGCGGTTTTGGTAAAAGCTTCAGCAATATCAGTCCCTTTAAGATTTTTCTTGCCCGCACCAACTCTATTTGTTTGCGAAGCCGTAATAACAAGGATATTCCTCTCAGTTGCTATACGCCCAAGTGTTTTCCACGTCTCATCAAGTTGATGTCTGTTTTCAAGGTGTGAATTAATTGGTTTTAAAATATCTGCATAATCAACAATTAAAACATCTGGGACAAAACCACTACTATATTCAAGAATATCCAAATCATTTATAATATCATTCACACTTGCTGCAAATTTAGGATATGATTTTAACCTATAATTATCATTACCATACATTAAACTAAACGCCTTGCTTGTTCTTAATGCATTGCTTACATTTAATTTTTCTCTATACTTTGACTCAAACCAGGTAGAGATTTCAAAATCTCTACCACCTCTACATTTTGTACAAACTTTATACCCTGCCGGAGCATTATAAAACTCTGGCATTTCCCCATTGCCGTCAACCAATGTTATTTTATTTATTCTCTCTTCTTTTGCACAAGTAGAGTACTGATTCTTTTTGCAATCAAAAACAGGGAAGACATATTCTTTCGCCTCTTCTCCTTTATTAGAAATCATTTTAAGATCTCTATAATTAATTTTAGTCGCGCTCATTTCAAGATTTGTTTCAAACACTTTTAGTTTATTCATCCTAGCAAATAAACCCATGGTATGTAATTGCCATGTTTTCCCTGTTTTTGGGGGAGCCATAAAAGCAACAAGCCTCCCTCTTTCCGGTTTGATCAAATCATTCAATGGACCTGGAATTTCAAAAAGCAAATCACTTTCTTTAGTTAAAAATGTTTGCTCAATAAATTCAGGAGTGCTGGGATTCACACACCCAGAAGTTGAAGCAGTAATATTTTTGTGTTTGTTTAAAAGTTTAGAACATTCCTCTAGTTCTCCTAACTTTGCATTTGCTTGAATTTTTTCACTTAATTTTAAGTAAGATTGTGAAGAAATATAAGGGATTGTAGAATCTACAGAATATTTAGTATTTTTATTTTCAGCTTCATCAAAGTCATTACTTAATATTTGTAAAAAATCTTTGATTAACTCTCCTTCTTCTGGGGACAATTTATTTTTTTTTATATTATAAATATCTTGAATAATTTTATTTGGAGAGGCTTGATATTTGCCAAAATACTCCTTTACCCAAATAAATATTTTCTGACAATAAGGAGTATCGAATGTTTCTTTTTCAAGTAAAGGTATGATCTGTTTGCAATACCCCGTATCTGTTATCAGGTTTTGGATAATTTTCTTTTCTTGATCAAGGCCAATTTTCCTTGGTGAAATCGTAATTGTCATAAATTAATCATCAATCTTTTTAAATTTATCAACACAGTCTCCAGCGATTTTTGAAAATTCTGCCATTGTGATTTTTCCGCAATCTCTGACATTAGCTGGTTCTTTATACCTATTTCCTCTATGAAAACCAGCAAGAGCAATTAAACAACAAGAATTGTTTCCAACCTGTGATAAAAGATATTTACCATTATACTCGAACTTATCACCAACTTTATAAAAAATTTCTTCTTTCTTTTTAATAAAACATTTTCTAATTAAAAAAGGAATGCAATCACTAATCATCCTCATCTGCTCAAACGATTCAGGATTTACAGGCACTGGCTTTGTAAACCCAAATATTTTAATAAATTCTTCAATCCCGTCATCACAGGCACCTGATTTTCTCAAATCTTCAGCATTAAATGGGCCTACCGCTTCATATTCTAACATTTCTTTCTCCTCTTCTACAATTTCAAATCTGTGTTTATAAAATCCTGTGTGGTCTTCACAATCATCACCTATATAATAAAATTTTTCTGTCTGACTGCTAACCACATAAATTTTACCTATTTGAATCAAATCTTTAACGCCTTCATTATTAATGCATTTAACTTTTAAAGTTTTAACTAATTCGAACTTATCTTTTGTTCTTTTATTATATACAAACCCATAATTTTTGCCTCTAAATTCACCATTAAAGGAAAAATAACCATTTTCTTTTTCAATTTTCGTAATTTTTATAATGTCAAAAACTTTAATATCGGCCCAGGGAAATATTCCACCAGGTCCACTTGACCACTCAGTTATTTTATCAATAATTTTCACATAATCTCCAACTTTATACGGAAATTCCATAATCCCTCCATTTTTCTCAAACCATGAATCACGGACACTAGGCAAACTAGATATAGTTGTATCATAATCATAACAAAGCGTTTTATAAAAATGACTGGGAATAGTATTTGTAATCATTTTAATTTCTTCTTCAAATGTTTGTCTAAAATCTAAATATTTAATAGATTCTATCGCCATGCCAACTCTTCCTATGTTTGCTCTCATTGTTAATAAGGTCAATGTTATTAAATTTAAACCGTGCTTAAAGGCACCTATTAGGCCCGTGGCGATGTTTTTAAAAGTTTTCCATACCTGACTATGCCAGACTTTAAAAACGTCTTAAACCGAAAGCATTTGACAATTTAAACTATTTTTAAAACTCCAGTCTTTTTATAATCTTTCCATTCCTCATCAGCCTTACTTTTTACGGCCCAATCTATGGGATGACATATTGTTGATAAAGCGTATGAAACTACCATATCTATCCCTTCCTTATCCATTCTAGGCACACCAAATAAAATTTCTGCACCATTTGGATTAGGCAAGTATTTCCCAACAAATTGCCAAAAATCTTCACTAGGAATCAAAACCTGTCCTTCTGCATCATATCCCATTTTATTTCTCCTTTTAGTTTAATCCTCTTCGATAATATTTTGAGCGAATAAATATGCTGGTAATCTTTTTGTCATGGTTGTGGTTGAACACAACCAGCCCGGACTTATTTTGCTCGTATCGTCATTTACGTCATTTAAAATAGCTTCAAACAAAAGTTCAACCCTATTTCTTTTCGACACAACGTCATCACCTTTCAGCCCAAACTCTGCGTTCATTTTCTTTATATTCGATTTATAAAATTTTGTCAAGAAATTTGATGTGCGTCTAAAACTATTCAAGTCTTGTTTGCTCCATTCAACTGGAACGATTCCACCCAAAACTTTATTTATCCAAAACTGTTTTATGATTTCTGTTGTTTTAGGATCGTCGTCAGCAGCAAGTCTGTTTTCTTCTTTGACAAGAACAGGAGCGTTTTCAAAATATTTTATAAATAAAGATTTGTCTTTGACAGCTCTTGGGTTATAAAAGAAAATATCAATTCCTATTTTCTTTCTCAAATATTCTTTATATTCCCCCATGGGCTGGTAGTCGTAATTTGTACAAGCTAAGGCGAAATTTTTGATTGCGTCTATAATTTCTTGTTCGCTAAATGCTTTATTTTTATATTTATCAAATTCACTATTATTAAAAAAAGTTCCAGCCTTTAGTTTTTTTACAATGTTATCTGCATTTAATACGGTCTTTGATACTTCACTATGTTTGATCAAACCACTTAATTTCCAAAAATCTAAGATTCTTTTTATATTCTCTGAAACTTTAACCGGCTTTGTCTTGTTTTCTACAACTTGTTTTAATTTCCTTGTCAATGGTTTTGTTTTGGTTTCAACTTTGTCCTTGGTTTCAACATTGTTATTATTTTCAACTCTGGCCTTATTTTCAACAAGTGGTAAAATCAAGGCCAGGCAATCAGACTTGTCAGAGTCTGTCTTTGTTTCTTTAGAAACAATTTTACTATCTTCTTTACTATCTCTTTTACTATCTTCTTCAATGGTACTCCCTGGTGAGTAGGGGGGTACTCCCTGGTGAGTAGGGGGGTACTCCCTGGTGAGTAGGGGGGTACTCCCTGGTGATAACCCCATAACCACACCTGATAATCCCATTGCAATCTTTTGTATTTCTTCGTTATTATGCCAATCGTTACATTTTTTTATTTCTTTATGGATTAAATTAGTTAGAGATGTATAAATTTCTTTGGAATTATTATTTATTCTTATTGTTCTTTTATTAAAACCATTTGATATCGTGTTTTCAATTACAATGTATTTCGCTATTTTTAGTCTGGATATTGTTCTTGAAACAGAATTTTTTGATATTCCAACTAATTTGCCTAAATAACCATTTGTGGCATAACATCCATTGGGCTGAGAGGACAAGTTTCTTATAAAACCGTATAATAATTTTTCTACTGGTGAAAAAACAGGGTTGAATAATATTTCTGATGGTATGCCAATAGACGGCATACCCCACTCATGTTTTAAATCTTCATTCGCTTCTTCCATTAATTTATTTCACTCCTCTAATTTAAACCTTTCCTTCCATTCCTTAATAAGTTGACAAACTGGGCCGGGAATGGGTGTTTTACCCTTTGAATAAGCATTAACTGTTTGTTCTGAAACCTTGAGTCTATTTGCCATTTCTTTTTTATTCCATCCAATTTGTTTCCTAAAATTTTCAAAATCAGATTTTGTCATAATATCTCCTTTATTTCTTATCGGAATAATTAGATAGAAACTTTAATAATACTTAAACTGCTTTTAATTTATTTCCTTCTATTTACTTGTTCAAATATTTGTCTAGTTCTTCTCCGGTCATTTTAATTCATTCCTTAATCCCATGTCTTTTGTCATAATTTTGTCTGACTTGTTTTAAAAGATTGCTGATTTCAATTGATCTTTCAATACTCAGGTCACAAAAATACATGATATCTTCAGCATTCCAATCAGGATTTATTGCATCAAGAAGTGCGGCTTCTAAATCATCGATATTGTATTCTTTCATACTAACATTCTCTTATTTCTTTTATTTCTTTTATTTCTTTTTCGATTTTTTTATATATATTATAAAAATCATCTTCAAAATCTGGTATAGAATCGGGATCAAATATTTTTTCAATTTCTCTGTACATTTCAGATTCTCTAAATATAGATATAATTATATCATATTCTTCCATGCTAATATCTCACTTTTCATAAAATTCTACAATATTTTTAAATAGTGGCCTGAGTTTTTCAATTTCTTTTCTATTGTACAACCTGTTTCTATGACCGCAATTCGGACAAATAAAATTTCCTTCTCCTGCATGCCATATGTCTCCGCCATTACAACTATAAGGCTCTTCATACCAATGAGTTTGGATATAGGTCAATTCCTTAATCTCATAACCCATTTTGCACCCACTGCCGTAATTATTGCTTTCACACCTAACTAAAGTCTGGCTTAATTTCTTATTAATTTGTTCGCCAATTTCTTCTATTTCTAATTGGAGACAATCTCTTTTAATTTTCAGTTCTTCTAAGGTTAAGTTGTTCATATTAATCTCCTTTTACAGACAAATTTATTTTATCCCTAACATATTCTAACATTTCTTCATTCCATGCCGATCCTCCAAAATACCTTACAAGTTCAATTGGTTTGCCATCAATTTTAATTACAGGAGTCCGATATTTTTCAGGTATAGTTGAATCTCTGCATACATCACCCTCCATTGCGACAATAATAGAAGAAACTTCTAAATAAAGTCTTCCGCATGACAAACCTATTCTTGCAATGTCCATAACATCACCCGATAAGAGTTCTTAGTTTTAAACAAATTGATTTAATTTCTTTACCGTTTGCTCTATTCATATTCATTACGGATTCGGCATACATTTCTAAAACTTTAATTGGATTTTCAATTATAATTTCTCCACATTTTTTACATTTCCACCCAACTAGTGGACAATATGGCTGATTATATTCACTTCCACATTCACACATAATTAGAAACTCTTAATATTTATAACAAATTATTTAAATAAATTCAACAAATTCTGTTTTGCGTCTTTAACCTTATTTGCATATTTCCGACTAGGTTCTCCTAATTCGTATACAGAGCCGTTACTTGCCAGGACTGATTCGCCTTCTTTTCCTGTTAAAAAACTTGTGTAAATATTTGTATCGTCATGAAAATTTTTATGTCCGAAAATCTTTCCCATAAGTCTAATATTTACGCCATTGCTTGCACTTACCACTTCCCAATTTTCTAGTTTTAGTTTTGTTTTCATATTATTCCTTTTTAATTTACTGTAACGGCTTCAATTTGGTCTAAATCAATTTTGAAAAATATTGGATCTTTTTTCTCAGCCTGGTATATCTCATATGACTCTATTTTTCCATCTTTAAATATTCAAATTTATATTTTTCAACATTTTTGACAGCAATTGTTTTGCCTGACTTCATGTGAAAATCTACAACATATGTTTTCATTTAAATATTCCTCCAAATATGTCGCCAAATTCATTCTTTGACGTTTTCTTTGCCAAATCAGATGCCTTTCTCTTAATCTCGCAATTTGAGCATAAAACAACAGCTCCTTTTTTAATTTTACTGCCTTCCATGATTTCCATCACTTTGGTACTACAACCCTGACAATATAATGTTTTCATTCTAAGCCACCAGGTTTATTTATTTCTCCTGGATGTCTTTCTTCTCTAATCATATACTTTGCCATGCTTTGCAATCTGTCACTTAGTATGCGTAATTCTTCACTGTAAGTTAAATCATATTTTTTAATTATTTTACCAATCATCGTTGTAAATTCTAAATCAGCCTCTCTTACAATAATTTCTCTTTCATGTATTTTAACTATTGGGAAGTTCATATTTTCATTCCTAAATTCTAGGCCGTTATAAGCGTTATACAGACGTTTTTAAATCCAGACGTTCTAGGATATCATAAATTTTCAAATCGCTCTATTATGGCATCGCAATTGATCGTACAGGCGTTTAAATAATACCTGTATCCCAAGCTTGTTTTAGTTCATTTCTAATTGCTTTTAAATTTGATTGCAATTCAGCTAAAGTCTGGGCATCGCTTTTTCTTAATTTTCTCTCTAATAGATTATTAAGTAAGGTCTCGATTTTGCCATAAAACCAACGTCCATTATAATAAATTTCTTCTTCTTTTGTTTCTTTATTTTTCCTGATCATTTTTTCCGCAATTATCCAACTACTTGAATCGGCTTGAATTGCATATTCTTTTCCATCAATTTCAATTGGGATATTAACATTTTTCATAACTTCTCCTTTTATTTAATTTTAACTATATCTGTGTAAAGTGAATGATAAATTCCATCGATATTCTCATCTTCATGGAAATGCCCAAACCAAAATTTAGTGAAGCCAGTTCTATAGCATACTACTTCAAAATATTTGTTCAGATTTTCTAATTTATCTCCAAAACTAACTCTACAAATATTACCTAATCTTTTAATCACTTCAGTAGGTGCGGTATGGGCAATAATGTAATCAACTTCAAAGCCATGGTTTCCCAAATTAGATAATCCCAAGTCCAGTTCTTCCCAATTCGGTTCTTCATCAGGCCACCATGATATATACTCCATTCTTCTATTTTTATCAATACTTTTCGCTCCTCCCATGGTAAAAAATTTCAAACCATTTATTGTATAAACTCTGCCTCTTTTAAGATGAAAAATAGAATCACTTGCTTTTCCTACAATATCTCCAAACATTGGTACTTGTTCGAGTTTATTTAATCTGATAAAATTTTCGTGATTTCCATCTACAAAAAGAGTTGTCCAGGGTTTATCTGATAACCAATTTAGCCAATACATTTCATTTCTATCTGGAGTATTTAGCCATATGCCGCCAAAGTCACCACAAATAATAACGAAATCGGCTTTAGTAAGATCTTTCCCTATTTTCCAATTCTTTCCTGAAAATCTGGTAAAATCTCCATGTGTATCTCCAGTTACAAATATTCTACTCATTTTAATCACCCTACAGGCCAGATATAAGGTAAGTCTGAACCAATATTCCAATTAAACTTACTATAGTATTGACGGTCTTTTCTTAAAAGGTTGGATCTATGTGCAATACAAAATTCGTCTGTAATCCATGACGGCATAGTCAAATTATTTTGAAATTCATTTGTGACGGCCATTGTGTTGTTATAACCTCTTGCTTTCCATTCTTCAATCATGGTGTTTTTATATTGTTCGAGCATTCCTTCATGTCCTGCCCACATCTTAACCGCAGGATGATTTCTCCATCTCGAATTTTTATTAACTGTAAGAGTGCTGAGAATTTGCATAGCCTCTACACGTTGCTTACCTAATCTTTTATAATCTAAACACTCGGCAGTCTGTTTAAAATTTTTATAAGGTAGAAAAGTTTGGATGTCATCACCTGTTTGTTATATTTAGATTTTAAAATCAAAACAGAAATCTAGCCATTTTTCAATTATTCCGTGCTTGTCATAACCTGTAAATAGTATAAAAAGAATAATAGGTAATGACAAAATGAATAGAGAAAATTTAATTGGAGTCAGTATAAAGATATTAAAGACGATTTTAAGTACTTGCATTTATTTCACCAAATTTAGCTTTTAGTCGTAAATACAGATTTCTTTCATGGGCTTCTCTAAACAGTTTGTCTTTTTCGCTTTTAAGTTTTACTATTTCTGCACATTCTTCAGCAGAATAAAACCCAATGCTTTCCAGTTGATAACAGTGAATATCGGGGAAATTTGTGACATTATATAAACCGTAAGTGTTTTCGTATTCATCTTGTTTTAGTTGAAATAATAAAATTTTACCATTATCTAAAGAAATTGATAAATAATCTGAAGAGTTAAGATGAATGTCTATAATTTTTTGACCAATTGCATCAACAATATCAGTTAATTTAAATAGTTTTTCATTTTTAAATTTTTCTTCTTTTAGTTCAATTAAGAAAATTGGGTCGCAAGTATGCCCATCTTTTATTTTGTATCTAACATTGCAAATGTCACACTTTTTCGTTTCCATTTCAGCCTTCCATATCGTAAAGTTTTTGAACATATTCTAAATGCTTCGGATCTACAAGTCTGCCACCTGTATTTAGCTTTAAGAAATACAGTAGTTTCTGTTTTGGAGTTGCATTTTTGATTTCAGCAACACTAATGCCGTAATGTTCGAAATGGCCTTGATCTCTCCAATTCAGCTCAGAATATTTCTTACCATTAAAACTAAACCTGTCTTCAAAAAATTCAACAATAGCATTTATTCTTTGTTTGCCATCTAATACTTCATAGCCTTTACAATCCTTTTCATAAGGTAAATAAACGAAAACAAATTTTCCTATGTCGATATTTTTAAAAATAGAATCAATTAATTTGCGTTTATCTTCTAAATTCCAGACATTGCCTCTTTGGTATTCTGGATTCATATCAAGTCCAAAATGATATACTTTCCCAAATATAGTTCTCATTGTAGTTTGAAAATAACTTAATTGTAATTCATCGTCTTGTGTAAAAATTTCGATATCGTCATTTTGTTCTTTTGTCCTAAACTTTTCAATATCATTCCAAGACACTATTCTAATTACTTCTCTATAAACAGTATTATGGTATTCTTTATAGTTGCCCCAAACCCTGATTTTATAAAATTTGCCATCGTCATAAACTTCTACAATTTCTGCATTAGGATGAGCAGCGCCATAAATAATTTGCTCTCCAACAGAATAAAGAATAGTTGGAGTATTTATATACATTTTTCTCATTTCAGCAATATCGAAAGCTTGTCTTTCTTCAATACTTTTCTGGAACTTGGCATTTTTCTCTTCTTCTGTTAATTTTCTACGCGCCATAACATTCACCCAATTCTTCAAAACGATATTTTAAGAAAACTCCAATCCAGATCTGATCAGTAGAAATATAATATAAAAATTCGTCTTCCCAAATTACGTCATAAGTCTTCCCAATTACAAGCAAATTCTCTTGACCACCACTGTTGTTAACACATCTTACTTTCTTTATCGTTTTCATTTAATAACACTATATCAAATTATTAGAGTTTAAGCAACAAAAATCTTACATAAAACCCAAATTTTTGGTCATTTTTGAACTCAGACATAATTGAGTTGCGATTTTTTATTTGCAACCTTATCAATTATTTCTTGAGGAGTACACCCATACCACTTGACTTGAACGATATGGTCGATGCTGCAACACTCTGTGCCATATTTGTTAATAACCATATACGGACAATCTCCTTCGTTTTCATCGCAGCAATTCCGGTATTCTGTGTCTGGTTTTTGGTTTATATACATTTTAGATCTCCAGAAAATTCATAAGTTTTCAGTTATTACCTGATTTAAATAAATTATACTCTTTAAAGCGGATTAAGTCAAACATAATCTTACATAAATCCCAAATTTTTATAAGCAATAATTCTTTTAATTGTGTGGCTAGAAATAAATTTCCCCTGGTCCAGGCAGTCATAGATTTTAGCACTTTTCTTTTCTTCTGTGACTCGCAAGGCCCGCCCTGCCTTTTGAATCACGACTTCGCTTGATTTACCCGAGCTGGCATTAATAATGGTGTTAAGATTAGGGATGTCAAGGCCCTGATACCATACGGCTGAAGAAATAACGACTAAATTCTTTTTATTATTTAACTCGTCTTTAATTCTAGTTCTTTCTTCTGTGCCGATTTCACCATGAACGACTTCAAAACCTATATTTCTTTGTTTTAAAACCAAGCCGATATTTCTTATATGTTCTATTTCAGTGCAAAAAATCAGCACAGAATTGCCTGACTTTATTTCATTCTCAACAGCATTACAAATTATGTTATGTCTGATATTATTCTCTACAATTCCGTAATTATAAATATCTTTATACGTTGTGTATTTTTTCAAACTCTTGCTTTCAGGTATAACCAAAAGTTCAATACTTGGTTTGGACAATATCATGTTCTCAACTCCATAACTCGTATCGGCTTTAATTAAAACCTCTCCAATTAAACCTTCTAATAACAAGCTATTTTCAATTTTTTGGCTCAAAGTAGCTGTCAATCCAATTCTAATTGGGGCCAGGCATGATTGACAGATTTTTTCATATTCACTATTGGGTTTGAATCCAATATGTGCTTCATCAACAACTAGAATTTGAAACCTATCAGAAAGTTCAACTAAATCAAAGTTTTTATAGGTCTGAGCAGTCGAAATCACAATTTTTTCACTAATTTCTTTACTGCCGTCACCAAGTTTGCAGCATCTGAATCCAAAACCAGTAAATACATCATATGCTTGATTTACTAAGTCGTTAGACCTGCATAAAAAAAGCACATAAGGATCGTTATAAGTGCTAATTAAAGCCGCAACTGTTTTGGTCTTGCCTATTCCAGTTGCAAAATTAATGACTCCCCGTTGCTGTTCATGAATTTTAGTTATTGCCTGATTTTGAATTTCTCTTATTTCAAAATCAGGCAAATTTACTTCATGATATGGCAATGGCTTTATATTGCCTGTAACAACAAATTCAATTCCTCTTTTCTGGCAATATTTTTCAATTCTTGGTAAAAAACCTGTATAGGTATATTTCTCCTTTCTCCCCCATACGAAATCTTTGATTATCTCCTTTCGTTGTTTTTTAAATTGCGTTTGAATCCAGATCTCAGAAGGGTAAGATAAGCATTTCTTGACAATATCATGGCCTTCTAAGATCTGAATTGTTGTAGGGTCTAAAATTTTAATACTAACTTTCATTTAAAATCCTGCCATAATAAACACCATCTGGTTTAGCTCCCATTTCACTTGTAGTAAAGGTTGTAAAAGGTAAATATATGCCCTTATCTTTTAAAATACAACAAAATTCGAAATCACATCTAGCCGGATAAAGTCTTTTATTGGGAACATAATCCTCATTTTTATGGATATTGTTTATAACCAACTCTTTATTGTAATCATAAACCACCGCATATATTTTACGATTCTTCAAATAAACATGATGAGTTATTCTTGCGCAATCGTATCCATATAACAGAGTTCTGTCTTGAAGATTATTTAAATTAAAAGCAGTGATTAAACTATCTTCTCGTTTTTGAATAAGGTGCCTGTATTCCATTTCATACATAACTTCACCTTTTAATTGTTTTCTTAACTAGTCTGAATCCCATTCTATCTGCCCATTCTCGCAAAATTCTTTCTTGTGATTCTATGGTATGGTGAGCAGAACCTCCAACATATGGAATTACACTTGCGCAATTACCACCTACAGCAATTAAAGACGTGTTGTCTGCATGATGACAGTCAACCACAGTTGCGGCATTACAACAATAACCAGAACTTATATCAATTCCTTTGTTTAATGTTGTGTTTAATTTTAAAATAGCATCACTAACTTTTTCACCGAACCTTTGATCTTTTCTGATTTCATTTAAACAATCAT